ACAGCCTTAACGAACGCTTTTGATAACCTAATCGGAGATTATTATGGCATTTGCCAATAGCTCGATCAGCGACATCATTGCGACTAACATTCAAAGCCGCACTGGTGAGCTTGCTGACAACGTAACAAACAACAACGCTTTATTGCGCCGCCTTAAAGAACGTGGCAACGTAAAGACTTTCTCTGGTGGTAACGTAATTTTGCAAGAAATTATGTATACCGACACAGCAACCGACAACACGAACTCGTACTCTGGCTACGAAGTCCTGAACGTGTCGCAGAACTCGCCAATTTCGGCGGCTCAGTTCTCGATTACTCAGTACGCAGCAGCCGTGTCGATTTCTGGTCTGGAAATGATCCAAAACAGCGGCAAAGAAGCAATCATCGACTTGCTCGATGGTCGTATGAGCGTTGCTGAAGCACAGTTGGCTAACCGTATTTCGGGTGATATTTATCTCGACGGTACTGGTAACAGCGGGAAAAACATAACCGGCCTCGGGGCCGCTGTGCCCGATGCGCCTGCTACTGGCACTTACGGTGGCATCAATCGTGCAACTTGGGCATTCTGGCGCTCAGTGTCTTACTCTGGCGTAACTGATGGAACTGCTGCTGTTTCGGCTTCCAACATCCAGAAGTACATGGATTCGGTTGCTGTACAGTTGATTCGTGGAACAGACAAGCCTGACTTGATCGTTTGCGACAACAACTACTACAGCCTGTATCTTCAGTCGCTGCAAGCAATTCAGCGTATTACTGACGGTGGCAATTCCAGTGCAGGTTCTGGTTTCGCAAGCCTGAAGTATTACGGCGCTGGTATGGCTTCTGACGTTGTGCTAGACGGTGGTATCGGTAACGATGCAACTGCTAACCATATGTGGTTCTTGAACACCAAGTACATGATGTTCCGTCCACACGTTGATCGCAACTTCGTGCCTATCGGCGGCGAGCGCCAAGCTGTTAACCAAGACGCAATCGTGAAGCTAATCGGCTGGGCCGGCAACCTCACATCGTCTGGCCCACAGTTTAACGGCGTGTTGATTGCTTAATTAACATAAAAGGAAACTATCATGGCTTATTCAGTCTCGCCAGTCATCGGTGCTACGCTAACTAGCACTGTCACCACCAACACCAACAGCGCAGGTACGGCTGTCCCCACGAGCGGCCCTCTCGGTCTGCAAGTGTTTGGTTCGGATGGTAAGTTGTATGTGTTGGCAAAAGCAAACGCAAGTATTGCTGCTTCTGACGCAGATTGCTCAGTTGATCCAGCTACGTTCTTGGCTACTGCTTCTGGTGGTGCTTACACAAGCCCAGCAGTTGCTCTAGTTTCGGGCGATTACGCTTGGTTCAGCAAAGCATCGGTGTAATGTAGTCGGGGGGTTGGGAAACCTTCCCCCCATTTTTATCTAACGGGAGAGGATTTTGGGATTAGATAGCGATATTCGTAATGCAGACTCGCAATTATTTGTCGAGTTTTATACGTTTGAACACCCTAGTACGGACACAAAAAAACAGTACCAAGGTGTTCCATTTGTTAGAATCGTAGTGCCAGGCGATAAGACGAACGTGGTTGAGCAACCAGTGCGTGAAAGTCATAAACAGAGGTTTCCTCGTCAATGGCTACACTATCAGATGCAAAACAACGACGCACAAATGATCGGCACTCCGTTGAAAGATTGGCATTTGTCTCGTCCAGGCGAGTTTAATCAAATGCAATTGGAAGAATTGAGTATTTTGAAGTTTCAGACTGTTGAGCAAGTAGCTACAGCGTCGGATATGCAGCTTCAAAAGATAGGTATGGGCGCAGCAGGTTTGCGTGACAAAGCTCGAAGTTTCTTATTGAACAAAAACCAGTCTGAAAGCCAAATTGAAATTGAGAATACGAAGCAAGAGTTAGCTGAACTTAAAGGGCAACTTGCTGCGCTCATGGCTGATAAAAAGGCTGGTAGACCGAAGAAAGAGGAATAAATGTCATCCACAATGCTGCAATTAGTCACGCAAGTGACAAACGAGTTAGGCGTATCAACTCCAACTTCTGTAGCGGGTAACACTAGTCAAGACGTTATCCAAATCTTAGCTCTGATGAACGCATCGGGCTATGAATTGCTAAAGAAAGGCGATTGGCGCAGGCTGACTAAGCAGCATTTGTTTACGACAGACTTTACCAACACAACTGGTGATGTCCTCCTCAATACCTACACAATTACAAACATCCCAAGCACCGCTGGATTTGATACGACATATCAAGTAACAGGTAACGGTCTTGGGAACGCTGTTTACATCGTAAGCGTTGATTCTGCAACTCAGGTAACAGTTAATCAGCCAGCAACGGGAACGTATGTTGGTGCTGATTTGTGCTTTATGAAAGTACAGTATCCGCTACCTGCTGACTATGATGCGACAGTTCCTCGTACTCATTGGGATAAGTCAAAGCACTGGGAGATGTTAGGCCCGACTGACGCACAGCAATGGGAGTGGCTGTTGTCTGGGTTTATCTCGACTGGCCCTCGTATCCGGTGGCGTTTGCTTGGCAACACATTTCAGATTTGGCCTGGCGTTTCCACTAATGAGCTACTCGGTTACGAGTACCGTTCACAAGCATGGGCAGAAGCTGCTGACGGAACTGCAAAGAATTCGTTTACTAACGATTTAGACACCTGCATTTACCCTGATCGGTTGATGGTGTTGTCTACAAAACTGAAGTATTTTGAAGCTAAGGGCTTTGATACAACAGCAATGTATCGCAACTACATGACTGAACTAGAGACTATACTAGCGCAAGATACAAGCTCTGCTAACCTGTCGTTTGCTCCAAGACCCGGAACTGTCCTCATCGGATACGACAACATTCCTGACACTGGTTATGGCCCGAACTAAACATGGCAACACGCAGAGGCATCAATCAATTAGTCCAGCAAACCGCAGCTAGGGTTGCGTCGCTTCCCTCGCCCATTGGTGGATGGAACGTGCGTGATTCGATTGCAAACATGGATACGCTAGACGCTGTTCAGCTAACCAACTTATTCCCGTCGGTTAACAACGTCATACTTCGACCAGGCTTTACAAAGTACGCCACAGGGTTGCCGGGGGAAGTGGAAACATTGCTTGGCTACTCGTCTGGTGAAACAAACGAGCTGTTTGCTTGTGTTGACACTGAAATCTATGACGTAACGCTTGGCGGCGTGGTTGGCGCACCAGTTGAAACAGGTCTGTCAAACGCTCAGTGGGAATACACAAACGTCACAACACCTGCGGGTGGCTATATATATGCCGTTAACGGTGTAGATCATCCTTTGCTTTACGATGGCGCTACATGGTTCAATCCAACGATTACAGGCGTTGACGATACAACCTTTAACAACATTACGATTTTTAAAAACCAAGTATGGTTTACCCAGAAAGAGACACTAAAGGCGTGGTATTTGCCAACGCTCTCAATTCAGGGCGCAGCTAACTATATCGACATGAGTTCGGTAGCGCAGCTTGGTGGCTATTTGGTTGCTGTTGGCACATGGACAATCGACGCAGGATACGGCGTAGACGATAACCTTGTGTTTATAACGTCTAATGGCGAAGTTATTGTTTATGCTGGCACAGACCCCTCTAATGCTGCTAAATGGGCGTTGATAGGCGTTTGGCGCACAGGTAAGCCAGTTGGCAAGCGTTGTTTGATTAAGTACGGCGGCGATATTGTCGTTTTGACATACAACGGCGTTTACCCTCTTGCTGCAAGTCTACAGTCATCACGCTTAGACCCAAGAATTGCGCTGTCTGACAAAATCCAAGGTGCTTTTGCTGCTGCGACTCAAGCATATGGAAATAACACTGGGTGGCAAATGATTTTTGACCCAAAGCACAACGCTTTGACTGTCAATATCCCGTTCGGCTTAGGATTGCAGCAGCAATATGTAATGAATAACATCACAAAAGCGTGGTGTAACTTTACCAACTGGGCGGCAAATTGTTGGGAAATCTATAACAACGAACCTTATTTCGGTGGTAATGGCTTTGTTGGACACGCATGGGACGAATCTTATGCTGACGATGGCGCAAACATCAACACCATTGCACAACAGGCTTTTAATTACTTTGAAAGCAGGGGCGTAAAAAAGTATTTCACTAGAGCTAGGACAAGCATTTTCACTAGTGGCGCACCTGCTGTTGCTATTGGCATGAACGTAGACTTTGATTTGGAAGATAATACGTCGGCAGTGCAATTCACGCCAACAAGTGCGGCGATTTGGGATACGAGCTTGTGGGATCAATCCACATGGGGTTCTGCAAACGTCATCAACAACAATTGGCAAGGTATTACAGGGATTGGATATTGCGGATCAACACAATTTAAATCCGCATCACAAGGGGTGACAATACTTTGGGCATCGACGGACATTGTTTACCAACAAGGCTGGGCTGGCATATAGCACAAGGCGCAGAGATTGGTAACTGGGTTGCTGAAAAGACAAAAAGCGCCTACTTTGCAGAACAGTCTAGTGCTATTGGTTTACAGAAAGACGCTAAAACAATTGCGGGTGTTATCTACGAAAACTGGAACAAACGAACGGTTTTTTGTCATATAGCGATAGAAGGTAGGCTTACAAAGTCGTATTTAAAAGCAATTTTTGACTACCCTTTTAATGTTTTAAATGTAGAAAAAATCGTTGTTCCTGTGTCCGAAAATAACCAAAAAAGCATAAAATTAGTACATAACATGGGTTTTGCAGAAGAAGCACGAATTAAAGACGGTTCACCAGACGGTGACATTATATTTATGACATTGGCACGAAAAGATTGCCGATTCTTAGGGGTACGTTATGGGTAAGTCAGTTTCAACGCCACCAGTTCCCGATTACACGGCAATTGCTAAAGAGCAAGGTCGGCAAAACGTAATAGCTGCTCAACAAGGATCAGTATTAAGCAACCCCAATATGTATACGCCATTTGGCACACAAAAGGTGTCTTATAGCGAACCTACTTTTGATGAAGCTGGCTATAACACAGCGTATTCTGATTACAACACCAAAGTAGATAGAAACAAATTTTATGACGTAAGTGGTGGCGGCGGCGGTGATGCAGGCGGTTCTGGCACAACTGAAACTTATTTTAACAATGCGGCTTATCGAGAAGCATTAAGAGACGCTGGTGCTGCACCAAACAGAGCTGATTTTATGAAAGGCGGCGGTGTTCCTACGGTTACTCAGACATTAACCCCAGAAGCACAAAAAACCTTAGAAGCTCAACAACGAGTTCAGTACGCTTTAGCAGGACTTGGTGAGCAAGGCATAGGCAACGCTTCAAATATACTTTCAACGCCGTTTCAGCCAACATCAACGCAAATTAACAAAGAGTTTGCTGATTATGGTCGAGCGCAAAACACCTTAGACACAAGTAACTTGGCTGCGATGCCAATTAACGCTGGCACAACTGCACAAAACTTAATCTTGCAAAGATTGCAGCCAACGATGGATCAAGGTGACACATCGTTCAAGCAAGCATTGGCAAACCAAGGTCTAGCACCAGGCACTGAGGCGTATAACGCAGCTTTCCGTAACCGTGAAATGAGCAAAAACGACTTGATTAACCAAGCCGCTTTGCAAGGCATTGGTTTAGATATGTCTGCTCGTCAGCAAGGCTACAACGAGCTAATGGGTCAAGCAGGCTTGTATAACACAGCGTTAGGTCAAGACTTTAATCAAGGATTGTCAAGAGCGCAATTTGGAAACACAGCGCAACAACAGCAACTGGCGCAAGATTTGGCTTTGCGTGGTCAACCTTTAAATGAAATTATTGGCTTGATGAGCGGCTCACAGATTCAATTGCCTCAGTTTGCAGGATATAGTGCGTCTCAAGTAGCGCCTCCACCGACATTTGCTGGCGCACAAGCAGGCTATAACGCTCAGTTAGGTGCTGCAAACGCACAAAATGCAGCTAATTCTCAATTGACGCAAGGATTGTTCCAATTAGGCGGTGCTGCATTGTTAGCGCCAACAGGCACATTCTCAGACCGTAGATTGAAAACAAACATTAAGAAAGTTGGCATGGCTGATAACGGTCTAAATGTTTATTCTTACAACTATGTTTGGGGCGGCCCAACTCAACTTGGCTACATGGCTGACGAAGTTGAAAAAGTCGTGCCAAATGCTGTTGGCGAATCTCAAGGATTTAAAACAGTTAATTACGAGATGATTTAACATGGCTAATCCAATTGCACAAACAATGAACCCTATGTCAGCAATGATGGGGCCAGATGTAACTCGTCAACAATACGAACTTGCACAAAATCAGCGATATGCTGATATTTTGATGCAACAAGCGTTGCAAGAACAACCACAGGGTCAAATGGTGTCTGGGCATTATGTGCCGCCAAGTCCTGTGCAAGGTATTGCTCAATTGCTAAAAGCCTTTGTTGGTCGCAGAGCGGCTGACTTAGTTCCTGAGCAACAATCAAAATTGGCTGCGGCTCAACAGCAACAAATTCAAAATATGTTTGGTGTTGGTGGCGGCACAACTGCACCACAAGCACGAGACATGGCGTTAGCTGGTGGGGCAATGCAAGGCGATGTTGGCCCAACCAACACCAATGCACAGCGTATGACGGGTGTACAAGCAGGAACAGCACCAGCAATGCCTATCCCTGCTGGCATGGATGCGAAAACAGCGATGATGCAATACATGATTAACCCACAAGCGTATGCAACAGCTTTGTCTACGCATAGCTCACCTGCTGAAATTCAAAAAGTCGCAATGGCGGCTGGTTTAGCCCCTGGCTCGCCACAGTATCAAGCGTTTATGCAAGGCAATTTGGCTAAATCAAATTACATAGCGCCGACTGTTGTTGGTGAGGGTGGTTCACTTGTTCAACCGGGTGCTAACAGAGCATCGTTTATTGCTCCAAAGGGCGGGATACAAATAAATCCTCAAACGCTTCAATCAAGTGTGTTGCCGGGGTACACGCAATCAGTTGGCGCAATTAACCAAGCTCAAGCATACGGCACTGGGCTAGGCGGGGCGCAAACTACTCCAGCAACAAGGCTTGATCCTTTAGGTAGGCAAATTGCAACTACGCAAGCAGCAAATATGGGCCTTCCAACACAAGGAACGGGTGCGCCACAAGCAAGTGGTCAACCTGTTGTTACCGCAGAAAACCCTGTTGTTGTAAGTGCTGGAACAAAATTAAACGATCAATGGATTACAGGCGAATTTGAACCTGCACGACTTGCGGGTGAGTCTGCAAAAAATTCTATGGATAACATTCGAGTGTTGAAAAGTATTGACTTAACAACCGGATTTGGCACTGACGCACAAAAAACTGCTGCAAACGTCCTTGCCACACTTGGTGTAAAAGACGCAGCTAAGTTTGCAACAAATGCTCAAATATTTGAATCTAAAGTGTATGAAGGACTTGTTGACACTTTGAGCAAACAGAAAGGGCCACAAACAGATAAAGATTTTAATAATCTCCAAAAGACTTACGCATCACTTAAAAACACGCCTCAAGCCAACCAGTTCTTGCTTGATGTTGCTGAAGCTAAAGCTATGCAAGATCAGCGTAAATCTGGTTATTATCAGAAAGCAGCTTCAATACCTGAATTGCGTAGCAATTTGTCTGCAATTACAAACGAATGGGGCAAAGTTGCTGGTTCAATATTTGAAGTTCCGCTCACGGATCGTGCTGGCAACACTTACACTTTGTCTCAAAAATACGGTATTCGTTGATGGAAAATTCAGTCAATCCTGCTGTTGCTAATCTATTGCCCGTACTGGACAATCCTAATGTCCGTAGCTTTTTGGACATGATTTCCGCAGCAGAAGGCACTACTAAACACGGCTATAACACGCTGTTTGGTGGCGGCAAGATGGAATCGTTGACTGACCATCCTCGGACGTTGTTTGACTTTACTGAGACAACTGGCAGACCTAACAAGACAACAGCAGCAGGTCGTTATCAGTTTCTGTCAAACACTTGGGACGAACAAGCTAAGAAGTTAGGGCTGCCTGACTTTGGTGAGCGCAGTCAAGACTTGGCGGCTGTAAACCTATTGCAAGAGAGAGGGATTCTTCCTGATGTGTTGAAAGGCAATTGGGAAACCGCTGTAAAGAAGTCAGGCCCTATCTGGGCGAGTTTGCCATCAAGTCCGTACCCACAACCACGGCAATCAAATGAATTTGTGATGGGCAAATTAAACCCTAATCAAATGTATGCACAAACAACAACGTCTGATGCGAACACCCCTATGGCTAACCCAAGAAACAATCCGTTTGAAGCGTTAAACGAGGAATTTAGGATAAATGCCGCACCTCAAGCGCAAGCAACGCAAAATAACCCATTTGAGTCATTAAACGCAGAATTTGCATTGACTCCAGTGCAATCACAAGTTGCGCCGATTGAGCGCACTGACCCAACAAAACAGCCAAGCACAACTGACGCAGCAATGAATTTATTGAGAAGTGGCGGCAGACAGCTTGGACTAACAGGACGTGCGGCTATGGAGGGCGTAGGTTCTGCAATTTCTGCGCCTACAGAACCGTTACGCATGGCAACGGAAGCTATTAGTCGAGCTGCGGGAGGCCCGTCCGTTTCGTCTGCTGAGACTATTGCTCAAAAACTTGCAAATGCACTTGGTTTGCCAAAACCTATTGAAAAGTCTGTAATGGACAGTTCAGGACAAGGCGAAAGATTTGCATTTGACGTTGCAAAAACAGGTTTTAGCGCCCTTCCAATGGTGTCTGGCGCACGAGCTTTAGCGCCATTGACGGGTGGAAGAAGCCAAGCAGTATTGAATCAATTGTCTGCAAACCCTGCAATGCAAGCAATTTCCGCTGCTGGCGCTGGCGCTGGTGGCAGCATTGCAAGAGAGTACGGCGCACCACCAGAAATGGAATTGTTGGCAAGTATTCTTGCGGGAGTTGCTGCACCTACTGCTGCCGCACCTATCGGAAGCGGCATAAAAGCAGCAACAACAGCGCTAGGAAGTAAAGTTGCGCCTACACGATTTGGCGTACAACCTGCACAAATTGATGAGTTAATCACTAATACGCTAGGTCGTTCAGGCTTTGATTTTGCAAAAGTGCCAGATCAAGTCAAAACAGCGTTGCGTAATGATGTTGCCAACGCTTTGCGTACTGGCGGCACATTTGACGAAGATGCAATGCGTCGATTGATCGACATTCGCATGATTCAGGGTGCGACACCAACAAAGGGCATGATTACACTCGATCCTCGTCAAGTTACGCTAGAGCAAAACCTTGCAAAATCAGGCATGAATACTACAAATCCTGATTTGCAACAATTAGGTCAAATTCAGAACGCAAACAACCAAGCATTGATTCGAGCGCTAAACGAGCGTGGTGCTGGTGATGTGCGAAGTCCATATATGCTCGCAGCAGGTGAGGCAAACGTAGGCAAAATCTCTGCAACTGATGTTGCTAAACAAGCTGAAACGTCTGCTTTATATAAGGCAGCACAAGATACTGCTGGCGGCACTATCCCTCTTGATCGTTCAGGATTGATTAACAATATTGATGCAGCTTTGTCTGCACAAAACAAAAATGCATTTTTGCCGCCTGAGATTAGAACTATTCTTAATACAATTGCTAAAGGCGAAACAATTATTGAGGGTAAAAAGTTTCCAGTGCCATTTGATGTAAATGCGCTTGATAACTTGATGACCACTATCGCAACGGCATCACGCTCAACTAAAGACGGAAACGTAAAAGGTGCGTTAAAGATTGTTCGTGATGCAATTGAGCAAACAGAGCTAAAGCCAATTAAAGCTGATTTAGGCGGTGGTTTGGTTACTGCTGAAACAGGTGCAATGCTTAGAGCGGCTGACGCTCAACCGAAAGAATTGCTTGACGCTTTAAACAAAGCAAGAGCTTCACATCGTGAACGTATGACATGGATAGAATCATCTAAGCCGATTGACGCAACGGTTAACGGAATGCAACCAGACCAGTTTGTACGCAAGTTTGTGTTGTCAGGTGATGTTGCTGACGCTGCGGCTGTCGCTAAAGCAGGTGATCCAGCAGCTACAAAATCGGCTATCTTGACTCATTTAAAAGACAAAGCGCTAGGCGGTCAAAGCGATGAGCTTGGCACTTTTGGTGCAGCGTCTTATAACAAAGCAATAAAAGAAATTGGCGATAAAAAACTTGAATTGTTCTTTAATCCTGATGAAATTACAGAATTAAAGCGTTTAGGTCGTGTTGCTGGATACATGACAACGCAGCCAAAAGGCTCTGCTGTCAACAATAGCAATAGCGGTGCATTGATGCTTGGCGTAGGAATTGATGCGCTAGGCGCTTTAGGTGGCTTGCCATTAGTCGGTACAGCTATAGGCGCAACGGCGGCAGTTCCTCTTGCAAAAGCAGGCGCACGAAAAGTATTTGGCGGTGTGGTAAACAAAGCAGATCAAAAAGAAGCGTTAAATCTAGCAAATGCGCTTGCAAATCGAGTGCCAGGCATAGGGCTAGGCGAAAAACTAACATCTGGCGCAATTTACGGTAGCCTGTTGCAAAACCCACAGCTAATGCAACAATTAGGCCAGCGATTAAATCAATTAACTGAGTAAGAGGCAAAAGATGAGTTTCAACGGAAATGGCGTATTTTTAATCAACACACCGGGACAACCTGTTGTTTCCGGCACTACCATCACCTCAACGGCTTTCAATGCGCTGACTACTGACTTGGCAAGTGGGTTGACAAACACAATCACGAAAGACGGTCAAACCAACATTACTGCAAACATTCCGATGAGTAATTTCAAGATTACCGGATTGGGTGCAGGTACAAATCCTAACGATGCTGTCAGATTGGCTCAAATCCAAGACGGTATTATCAACGGCAGATTTGTCAATTTAGAGTACACAGGTACTTTTACTGGTGGCACTGGTGTTGTTGCGATTGGCACAAACCAAATTTACAAAAATGCAAGTGGTAATGTAGGCTTTGGAACAAATTTGCCATCACAAAAATTAGACATAAATAATGGTCGCATTGCATTAACCGAAAGTTATGACATTCGATGGATTGACGCATCAACTGCAATACGAGGATCAATTACTGCTGATTCTGGAAGCAATCTTTTATTTGGCACGGGAGCTAGTAATTTAGAAAAAATGCGGATTAGTGCTGTTGGCGACGTAGGAATTGGTACACTTTCTCCCCTTGCAAAATTACACGTTGACGGTGGTAGTATTTTGCTAGGTGCAGGCGGTGGTGAAGGCGGTGAAATTGCTTTTAGAAATGCTGCAAATAATGCAACAGCTGCATTTATTGATGTAAATGGCAGTAACGAATTTCGCATTTATAACTCGTTAAATACTCCTACAATTTTTTATACTAACTCTGCCGAGGCTTTGCGAATCAATGCCGATGGCAAGGTAGGTATTGGTGGCGTTCCTTCAAATGCTTTAGATGTTTTTGCGGCAACTGGCACAATAACCGCCTCATCAACTACTGGCACAAACTTTTCAAAATTTCAAGTAAACAACACTGGTGGAAGTTTTCAAATAGCCATTGATAACTCTACTGGTTCAAATTACGGTTCAGCTGCTGCTTATGCTCGTTGCGTTTGGAATGACAGCACAACTGCGCCGACGCTGTTTTACACAAACTTTGCAGAACGCATGAGAATTGATGCGTCTGGGAATGTCTCAATAAAAGTAACCAGCGCAATTGGCAGATTTAACGTACAAAGTGACGATGCTGCTACAGCAATAGCTGCTGGAAACGCAAGCGGAACTGCTGCGTATAACGGTGCTTTGTTTTACAACAACGGGTTTACTTCGTTAGTTGGTCAAATCTCAATTGCTGGTTCTACAGCATCGTATTTGTCTGTTTCTGATTACCGCCTAAAAGAAAGCGTAGCGCCCATGACTGGCGCATTAGCTACGGTTGCACAACTTAAACCCGTCACTTACAAATGGAAAGCAGACGGTTCTGACGGTCAGGGTTTTATTGCTCACGAACTGCAAGCTGTAGTCCCAGACTGCGTAACTGGTGACAAAGACGCTGTGGATAATGAAGGCAAGCCAAAGTATCAGGGTGTCGATACATCGTTCCTCGTGGCTACCCTTACGGCAGCTTTGCAAGAATCTCATCAATTAATTAAAGATTTGCAAGTTCGTGTTGCAGCGCTAGAGGCTTAAATGGATTGGCAAACCATCATCAATATCGGGGCTGGTGCATTACTCGGCGTTGGTGGCTGGTTTGCTCGCCAGCTCTGGGATTCGGTCAAAGAACTAAAAACCGATATTTCACAAATTCGTCTGCACATGAGCGAAAACTACGTCAAAAAATCTGAAGTGGAAAACTTTAAGGCTGACATGGACAAAAGGTTTGACCGAATTGAGGTGCTGCTAGACAAGTTGTTTGAAAAGCTAGATGGGAAGGTGGACAAGTAATGGTTACGGCTAAAAAGGTCGTTGCCAAGAAAGTGGCGGTCAGGAAAGCACCCGTTAAGCGAGCCAAGCTTGCGCCACGGGACATGACGGACAAAATACTTGACCTCATTAAGTGGGTAGATAACCCGTTCAAACTTGTTTCCGTCGTTCTACTATCTACCATTTTTTTCTTGGGCTACCTAACTTGGGACAGCCGACAAGTCATCCTTGCGGCAATTAGTAGCAACAGCACCATGCCGCAGCTAAAAACGCACGATGAACTTTTGCCTTTGGCTAACAATCTGGTCAAAGATGTAAACGCCATTGGCATCGTGGTCAACAAAGTTAACCTAGCCACTAACAGCCGCACAACCGTTCTTGCGCTTGCTAACGGTGAACGCAATCACAAACTAGAAGGTGTAACCGTATCCTTGTTTGCTGCAAGTCCTGAGCGCAACGCTGACATTGTATCCATGCTGAACAACGAGGTAGCCTGTAAACCGTTTGAGTCATCATCGCCCGTTGGCGAATGGGCTAAGTCACAAGGCGTAACCTATATGTGTAGAGCATCAATACCAAACGAGATTGGTAAGTTTGCCGGATACATTGCGGTTGGCTTTAAGAGTGAGCCGCAAGACCTTACATCAATCAAAACCCGCATGATTCTAACCGCATCGGAGATGGACAAATGAACTGGATAAAAACAAAATGGGCGCAATTTGTCGAATGGTTTAAGGGGCTGACATTATGATTCCACTTATGGAAATATTTAACATTGGTGGCAAGATCATTGACAAGATTTGGCCCGATCCCGCACAAGCAGATCAAGCCAAGCTCAAGCTATTAGAGATGCAGCAAAACGGCGAACTTGCCAAGATGCAAGCGGATATGCAGGAGCAGGGAGAGCTTACCAAGCGCCAAGAAAACGACATGAGGTCAGATTCTTGGCTGTCCAAGAACATCCGTCCAATGACCTTAATTGCCATCCTTTTTGGCTATTTCACTTTTGCAATGATGTCAGCTTTTGACATGGAAACCAACAAAGCATATGTCGAATTGCTTGGGCAGTGGGGAATGCTAATAATGAGCTTCTATTTTGGTGGGCGCACACTAGAAAAGATTATTGACATGAAATCCAAAGAAAAAATCACTGAGACGGAGATTAAAAATGCAAAGTAATTGGGCCAACGCTTTTAAGATGATGCTTTCCTCGGAAGGTGGCTATGTTAACCACCCATCCGATCCAGGCGGCATGACTAACTTAGGCGTGACCAAGCGGGTCTGGGAAGAATGGGTTGGGCGTGAATCCAACGAGAAAGAGATGCGTAGCCTAACCTCTGATATGGTCGAACCGCTCTACAAACGCAAGTTTTGGGATGCGTGTAAATGCGACGATTTGCCTAGCGGGATTGATTATTTGGTGTTTGACTTTGCGGTTAACGCTGGCTGTGGACGTAGCGCAAAGGTCTTGCAAAGCGCTGTGGGTGTAACGCCTGACGGTGGGATAGGGCCGCTCACTCTAGCTGCGGTCAACGCTCTTGATGGTGACGAGCTTATTGAGAAATTTAGCCAAGGAAAAGAGGACTTTTACCGCAGCTTGAACACGTTTGAGACTTTTGGTAAAGGCTGGCTAAACCGTGTCGCTGCGGTAAAAGTTAAAGCTACGTCTTTGCTTGCTTAAAAACAGCTAGTTGTGCAGTTGCCAGGCGAGTAGCAACAGGTGGTGCAGGTAATAATGCGCCCACCAGATATGTAGGTGTGCGTAGTGCAAGCTGCATACGCTGCTGTTGCTGACAACGCTAATACGACTGCAATGATGTACTTTTTCATTTTGTACCCTTTAAAAAATAACGTGCAAAACGGGTGTTTTCACCTTCAACCATAACGGTTTGAATGTCAAAACCCTGATTTTTAAGTTTGTACACAATATCGGCTAATCGTGTTGCACGATACAGGTTAATTGCTTCCCATGAAGTAATGTGTTTGCGGGTTTTAAGATGCAAGTACACAGCGTCGATTTTGCTCATTTTAGTATCCAGTTTAACAGTGGCAAGAAACCAAAAATAACAAACAGCACAAGTGCGCCAAGCACCCAGCCGTCAAGCGGAATGCGTTGGTCTGCATTGGTATAACGTGAGTACCTTTTCATTTGTCGTGGTGTCCTTAAAGTCCAGTTCGGATGCGAATAATCTGCGTGTTTGCCCCAGTTGCTCATAACCATCCCCCAATTTCTGCCTCAAGTTCTTCAATTAACTCTGCGTACTTCGGGTCTTTGCGATTGCGTACAAGTTTCATCGTGATGTTGTACAGAGCGTCACCGGACTGGATGCGTTTGTACCAGTCAAGCCAATGCAGACCGTCTTTGTCAATCCCGCTGAACTGGATCACATCCATCACATCGTTAGCGTCTTGTGTGTATATGTTGAAGCGTTCTTCATCATTCATTTATGCACCTGTATGTAATGGGGCTTGCGCCCCAGTTTTAGTTGTAAGACAAACCTTGAAATTCAAAGCTATCAGCAAATTCTGGAGCTGCTGATTTACGAACATTCAAAGAAACACAGCCAACTCCGTAGCGTTCAGCCAAATACTGTTTGGCATACTGACTATTGGCAACCACAGTAATTTCTGTAGCGTTAAAGTCTGAAGCTAGGAAAGTAAAGTCAGCCATGTGGCCTCCGATAAAGTTATGGCGTTATTGCCATGAACAAATATTAAGCTAACTTAACAACACAAACAAGCAATATTTATAGGTGTTTACCCTTAAGTGTTGTATTTTTGTTGGGGTGCGGGTACTAACCGGAACTAGGAGGAGGGACACCAGCGTTCCCCGCCATTTGATTATATGTTGTTCTTCTTTCGGTAGAAAGCCAAAAGATACTGGAAACATTCCCAAGCGTCAGCCAAATCTTGCTCTGAATGCTCAATCAGTCGCACATCACCGGATTCTGTGAAATAGACATTGGCGCATCGTGCTGTGGGTAGCCCTAATCCTTGCCTATAAGCCGCCAGTTGCATTATTTGCTCGTGGTAAGGGGTAACCTTGCTCAAGTCACCTTCTTTGCTCTTAAAGTCCACCACGATGTTGGCTGAGATCAAGTCAACTTTGCCACCGTAGCCATTGGACGCAAAACTGCGTTCAGCTTCCCAAGTGTGGTTAGCGCCAAAGTGGGATTCGAGCGCAGTATGCACTCTTGTGACAAACTCAGGAAAATCGTAATTTTTGCCACGGTAGAAATCTTCCAAAACCCCATGCAAGCGAGTGCCACGGTCTGCTGCTTCCCGTCCTGTTGATCGAGCGTCCGACATAACCCGCTGAAGCCAGTTTTCTTCTGACTCACCCTCCGTTCTGGGCAAAGTCAGCGCAGCAAGCAAAACCTGTTGCTGTAACCACGAATTAAGACCAGGCTTGGCGAGGAGACCTGAAATAGTCGTAACTGACGGGACTAGCCCAAGTTCACGAGCGTCTGTCAGGCGTGTATTGCGCTCTGCACCGTTTTTGCCAATGATGCGATAAGCTGGTGATCCGTCTGCTGCGTACCAGTGGCCTGACTCAGAATCTGCTGTTTTAATAATCATTTTTGCACCTGTTTAGCTAATGTTTTAAGCATCTCAATGGCATCCTGAAGGTCTTGCATGGCCCTGTTATCCAAGACCATGCCCTCATGCCACTGTTGAAGCCGCCAAGATATTAGGATTGCTTCTTCAGTTTTGTTCATCAGAATGGCACATCATCTTCGAGGTCAGCGATATTGCCCTCTTTAATGTTGCGATATGCGTCTTGCTTTTGCGATATTGGCGGCGCAGATTGCTCTGGTTTACCGCCTAGCATTTGCATTTGATCAGCAACGACTTCAGTAGAGAATTGCTCAACACCGTCCTTGTTTTGCCATTTTCGAGTGGTCATACGCCCAGAGATGTACACCTGCGAACCCTTGCGTAGATAGTCACCACAAACGCCAGCGAGCTTGCCAAACGCAACAATACGAATCCACTCGACTGATTCTTTTTCTTTTGACTTCCATCCACAAGCAATTGAGAAGTTTGCAATGGCCTCACCAGAGGCGGAAAACCGCACTTCTGGATCACGCCCAAGCCTGCCAATAAATTCACAACGATTAAGGTCATTTGACATTATTTTGCACCTTTTGAAACAAGTTGAACTTTGATACCGTCATACATAGCTTTAAGCACTTCTTTCTGGCTATCAGGCGCAGACTTGTACCATTTTGCAAAACACGCCTTTAAAGTCTCTAAATCGGTCTGTGCCGCCATTTCGTCTACTGCGAAGTCCATATCTATAGTCACAGCAACTGGAGGCTTAGGCGGCGATTTAACAGCAGCTTCACCATCATCGTCAGCCGAAGCGATACCAAGCGCAGATTGCAAACTGTATCTTTTTGCATACGAAAGCGCTGAACCGAAACCCTGAGCGTCTTGTTTTGACGCAGGGATAAACAACGTACCGCAAGACAGTTGCTCACCTGACTCGTGGATAAGTACGGTTTCGACTGCTACGCCACCGTCAGCGGTATGCAGCTTTTGCACAAACGCCAATCCGTTGCCAGACAGCGCAGGTCGCACAGCGTCAATCACACTAGCCAAGCTAGAGTACGCAGATTTAAAGTGGGGATTTTTACTATCTTTCGCTGCGTGGTTCATAGCAGCTTGAGCTTTTACTAGAGATTTTGCTAGTTCGTTCATTTTTGCACCTATATGTTGTCCTGGCGGGTGTGCCAGTGAGATAGATATTAAGCTATCTAAACTAATTGTGCAAGTTATCAATAAATTTTTCTGCACCCTTGATTTGGTAAGTTAAGATAGCTTCATGGATAACAGCAAAATCATCACGATTCTAGGGGGCACAACTAAGGTTGCAAAGTTGTGCGGGGTTAGTGTGCCAGCCGTTAGCCAGTGGAAGAACAACGGAATCCCGCCAGACAAGCTGATATTTATGGCTGCCGAACTTGAGCGACTGTCGCAAGGGGTGATACACCGGAAAGATATTTTCCCTGAAAATTGGAAACAAATCTGGCCTGAGTTGCATTAGGTTAAAAATTAGTAGATAATTAAGTCGTATTGTCGGAATTGGAACGCCGATGAGATAAGACCGATTTATTCAATGTCCCGCCCCGCAAGGGGTTCAGCCTTAAAAAAGCTGCGTTCCAGAGGGGCATTGACTAAATCGGTTTTTTTATTGCTCCCGTACTCCATACGAAAGCAAGAGCCTGTCAGGGCGGCGTGGAAGAAAACTGATAATAATGACTAGCAAAGTGCTTCCCGTGTGACCCGCACGACCAAGTACCGAAAGGGAAAGGTATATAGACAGAGTTGGGAAACCAACTATTACCAATACGCCGAGTAGTGCTGAAATGCACCTATCGTTAATATGAACGCTGATTAACGGGATTTGGGGGTGGGCGGAATGACTCTCCGTAAGCTAACAAGCAGAGTTCTGTCGTAAAGGATTTATATCTACCCTCAGTTGCAGGTGGGTGGGTATAAGGGTAGGGGTACTATTGTCTAAAGAATATGTTTTATAAAAAAACAACAAAAAATTTGCTTTTTTTTGAATACAGTATTAAGCTATCTTAACTTTATAGGAGACGATATGGCACTGACAAACACGCAACAACGGATTTTGACAGCGATTAAACAGAACGATTGGTTAAGCGCAACAGAGATAGCTGAAATCACTGGAATAGCGCACAACCACATTCGTACAGCTTTAAAGACAAAAGCGTTTTTTGACATTGACAGAGGAATCAGGGACACAAAAGCAAATAATGGTGGTCGCTACATTCGGGTGTACAGGTATCCACTAAAGAACAAGAATGCAACTGAGCAAGCATTAAAACTAGCAAATCAACACGAAGGTATATTTGGTCAACTTTACTGGGCAAACAACAAGTATGAAAACATTAGTCGAGTGGATTAGGGACAAACTCCAGAAAGAGCAACACCCTGTTGAACCTGTTTGTGATTGTTGTGGACAAGTTTCAACGCTAATAGACGGGTTATGCGAGTGGTGCAACAAATTTTATAAGGCGCACAAATGAGAGATTTACGAGATTACGAACAGTTAATTAGGATACTGGACAAAGGTGATTTTATGACCAGAGAGGAGATGGGACAGGTCGCTGACATCATCCGAGCGTTGAAAGAGGACGCTGACCGCTACCGCTGGTTGAATAGATCAACTCACCAGTTGTTTATGGTTAGCGAGCGTGATTTAAACGAGCAGGTTGATCGTGCTATGAACGGGGGGCGAGAATGAGCAACTGCCCACAATGCGAGCACCACAAGGAAAGCGCCAGAATGTGGCGGCAAGAGGCACAAAAAGAATGGGTTGGGCTGACTGATGAGGAGATTGCACTGTATGACAAACGCCTAAGCGGCAGCGGTGTAGCTCGTGATATAGAAGCCAAATTAAAAGAGAAGAACAAATGAGCTTTGACGAATTCTGGTCTAAATACCCTCGCAAAGTCGCTAAAAAGACCGCTATGCAATCTTTTGGCAGACTCCCTATAGATGAGCAGGAACTTGCGATTGACGCACTAGAGACGCATTGTGAGTATTGGAAGATTAAAGAGACAGCGACTGATTACATTCCACACCCTGCTACTTGGCTTAATCAAGGCAGGTATTACGACGAACTGGATATGCAGCCCAAGCAGCCTAAAAAACCTGCATTGCCGTGGTATTCGACGGAGCAGATGACGATGGACAAAGCGAGGGAGTTAGATATGCAACCCAGACCGGGCGAAGATATGGGACAGTTCAGGGCTAGGATTGCTAAAAAAGTAGCGGAGGCAGCATGAAAGATTTGTTTGGAGAAGAAGAATTTGACTGGCAAAAAGAATGGGGTGGGATGCCAGAATTTATACAAGATGATTTAAAGCTAATTCATCATGTAATGGTTGGATTTGAGACTGTTGAGGACATGAACAAGTTTTCAGAGCTTGTGGGACGCAACATTAAGTTCACAACAAAAAGCCTTGTTTTTCCAGTTAAAACAAACGTAGAAAAAAAGGTTTGGGTAGATGAATCCTGATTACCCAATTTATATAATTTCCAAAGGAAGGTGGGAAAGTCGCTTAACGAGTAAAGCGCTTGAAAAGATGGGCGTTCCATACAAAATTGCTGTTGAACCGCAAGAGTACGACAAATACGCCAGTGTGATTGACCCAAGCAAAATACTTATATTACCGTTTAGCAATCATGGCTTAGGCTCGTACCCAGCTCGTAACTTTTGTTGGGAGCATTCAATAGAAAATGGTGCAAAATTTCATTGGATACTGGATGACAACATAGACGGATTTGTAAGACTAAACAGAAACGAGCGCATACCAGTTACTTCAGGGTCAATCTTTAAAGCGTCCGAAGATTTTGTAAACAGATACGAAAATGTTGCACAAGCAGGGTTTGAATACAGGTTTTTTGCAGGCGGCAACAGGCGTAAAAAAGCAGCATTTATAACCAATACTAGGATTTTTTCTTGCATATTGATTAGAAACGACATTCCGTATCGCTGGCGATTGAAATACAACGAAGATGCAGATTTGTCGTTGAGGGCGCTAAAAGATGGTTATTGCACCATCATGTTTAGATGTTTTCTACAAAACAAGGCAGCAACATTGACAATTAAAGGCGGCAACACGGAAGAAATTTACGAGAACGGTGAGAAAAACTTAGAAAAGTCGCAAATGTTGGTTGATTACCATCCCGACATGGCAAGCGTAGTGCGGCGCTATGGTAGATGGCATCATCAAGTTGACTACAGTGTGTTTAAACGCAATGTTTTAAAGCGCAAAGAAGGGTTAGTAATACCGGAAGGAATTAACGAATACGGGATGAAATTAAAAAAGGTAGAAAAATGAAAGACCAACACGACGCAATCGACTATATCTACAAAACAGCGCCTGAGTTTGCCGCCGCAAAGGGCAAATTGGCAGAGTTGGAGACCTACAAATCTAGCCTAAAAGCCATCCTAATGAAGCAAAGCTACGAAACGGCTATTGGTGCTCAGGAACGTGAAGCATACGCACACCCAGACTATCAGAACCTGTGCAAAGCTATTGGGGAAGCAACAGAACAGGCAGAATTACTGCGCTGGCGGCTAGAAAGTGCAAAAATGCGCTTTGACGCATGGAGAACCGAGCAAGCAAGCAACCGCAACCTTGAGAGGATGACAAAATGATTGATTACAGCGAATCAATGATAAAACTTACAGCCCTGATTTTGCAATACCGTAAACTGCTGCATAAACAAAATTATGAATTAGCGGCAAACGCTGCTGTAGAAATGCAATTTATGGCTCGCCATTTACAGGAATGGGCAGAATCAAAATGTACAGAAACCCCAAACTTTTAGTCGCTTGTAGAGAAATACCCTGTCAACTTTGCGGTGCAGAGGACGGTACAGTTGTTGCAGCGCACAGTAACCAACTTCGTGACGGTAAGGGCAGAGGACTCAAAGCAAGCGATTACCGCATAGCCAGCTTATGTTTTAAGTGTCATAGCGAGATAGACCAAGGCAAAGACTTAAACAGAGTAATGCGTGTCGAACTTTGGGAACTAGCGCATAGAAAGACAATTGGCGAGTTATTTGAGCGTGGATTGATTCAATGCTAAACCCATACGAAATTACAGAACCTACTTGCATAAGTTTTAGCGGTGGCAGAACATCTGCATATATGTTAAAGAAAGTCTTAGAAGCTGGGGGGGGGCAATTGCCTAACCAAGCAATAGTATGTTTTGCCAACACAGGCAAAGAGGAAGAAGCAACGCTCAAGTTTGTAAATGATTGTTCTGTGAATTGGGGTGTCAAAATACATTGGATTGAGTACCAAGACCATGAATTGCCGGAAAATAGGTACAAAGAAGTTACTTACGAAACAGCAGCTCGTAACGGTGAGCCATTTGAGGCAATTATCCGCAAGCGTCAGTATTTGCCAAACCCAGTAACAAGATTTTGCACAAGCGAGCTAAAAATACGCACAATGGCGTGTTTTTTAAAACACTCTGGTTTATTTGACGATTGCACTAAATCTGAACTTGAGAACGCATCGTGGATAGGGTTAAGGTTTGACGAAGGACGCAGAGCAGCAAAAATAACTGATAAACGCAGAATTCCATTGTTTACAGCTAAAGTAAGCGTTCAAGACATTGGTAAATTTTGGGAAAACCAACCATTTAATCTTGAATTGCCAACATACAAAGGCAGAACTTTGGCAGGAAATTGCGATTTGTGTTTTTTAAAACCAGCCAATCAGGTCGCAACACTAATAGCAGAAAAACCCGAAAGAGCGGTCTGGTGGGTTAAAATGGAGGCATTGGCATTGGCATTGGCATCCAAGCCAAGCGGTGCGACTTTTCGCAAAGACCGTCCAAATTATGAAAGCATGGTTAAGTTTGCGGCAGACCAAAAAACAATATTTGACCCAGATGAAGAAGGCATTGCCTGTTTCTGCGGAGATTAAATGTTAATTACCATGCAGCTACCCCTACCGCCGAGCATCAACACCTATTGGCGTAACTTTAGGGGGCGCACAATCCTCTCAAAAGGCGGCAGAGACTACAAACAAGCGGTTCAGGAATACGTCACCCAGAACAACCTACCGAAACTTGGCAACCAAAGACTTGCAGCAATAATTAAGATATACCCAAGGGACAAACGAGCAATTGACCTAGATAACCGTATCAAAGCACTTTTAGACGCATTGCAAGACGCAGGAGTGTTTGACGATGACAGTCAATTTGACGAAATCACTATCACAAGAGGCGTGATTAAATCAAATGGACAATGTACAATAATCCTAGCCACCTTTGAGAACGAGGCGTAAATGGACTATCCAGCCGTATTTGTATCGACGCTGTTACATAGCGCAACTAACACGCATTTTATGCACTTTCAGACCGAAAGCTACGCAGAACACAAAGCGTTGCAAAAGTATTATGAAAGCATTCCTGATCTCGTAGATACTTTTACAGAAGCGTATCAAGGTGCATACGACAAGATTAAAACCTATCCGGATGACTTCCATTTAGCTAAGAATCCACAGCGATACCTGAAAAGCCTGTGTGATTTTGTTAAAGAAATCCGCAAAGAGCTACCAAAAGACACGCAACTTCAGAACGTAATTGATGAAATTGCCCAATTGCTCGACTCAACGCTGTATAAACTGCGCTTTCTCAAATAGGAACGGCTATGGATGACCTCGTACAAAACCCAGAAGCACAAAAAATAGCTCAAATGTTGCAACAGCAACAGATGCAGAAATTCCTCCAATCAATGCAAGGTGCAGGCGCTATGTCAGGCTCAGACATGGAAATGGCTCAACGAGCTATGGCAGCACAACCTGATTACGGTATGCAATCAGTGCCGATGACTGGTCAACCCATGCAACAAGGTCAATTTACGCAACCGCCAGCAACAATGTTTGGGCAAGCAATCCCACAACAAGGCGCAATGGGTGCTAAACCTGTCCCAATGCCTATGGCCCGTGGCATGGGTCAAGGCGCTATGAGTAATGCAGAGTACGAAATGATGCGTAGACGATAGGTCAGACATGGCTGACCCAAAGCAAATAGCATCGTTACTAAGCGAAGAACAAGAATTACGCAAATTTAACGCAATGCAGGGTGAGCAGCCGTGGTACTCAAAAGCGCTCCCAATGGAAGGCAGAGCAACATTGCTCCCTTTCCGTGACACGATGGAAGGGTCGGTATTCAACAAACGAGAATTGGCGTTACCTGGCATTCTTGCGGGTGCGCTAAATGCGTTTACCTCACCAGCACGAGCTTTGACGGGATCAGACCCTACGTTTAAGCCAGGCGAAGAAGCCGCAAACATGGCGCTAAACACCTTTGGCGGCGGCATTGCAACTGGGAAAGCATTGACTAACCCGACAGGCGTGGGTGGCACAGACTTATCAATGAGTTTGTTTAAAACAGAAGGATTACCAAATAAAGGTGCTGATTTAATACAAAACAGCGCAGAAAAATTTGCCCAACAACTCAAGGATCAAGGTTTTCAAGTTACGCTTGACCATAGCGGCAGCAAAGCAGGCCCATCAAGCTATTTGCGTATTTATGACCCTGAAACTGGCGGTTTTATACCTAACATACGAATGTCAGGACATTCAAAAGGTGTGGAAGGTTCGGCAAATGTGTTTAATGTTGCAACGCCTGAAGAAATGCAACAAGTTATGCAATTAGCATTAGATATGAGAAAACAAGGGCCAAGCGAGATGATGTTGGCTCAAAAATCATACGACGAAATTGGCAAAGCAAAAATGATAAAAAATATGGAGCAGAGGCTCAAAACAGGCAAACCTTTATCAAATACTCAACAAGAATATTATAATTCCACTAGAAAAGACCTTTTGCAACAAGAATTTGATAAGCTAGACAAGTAAGATATAATTAACCTATCTTAATCTCTAAGACAATTGAGTATGGATATGGCAGAAACTACTGTAGTCAAAACTAGAAAGAAGGCAGGCGGACGCATTGCGGGTACGCCTAACAAGTCAACAGCGAAGGCGAGAGAGGCGATTGCTGAGTTCGTGGATGGTAATGCCCACCAGCTTCAATCGTGGCTTGAGCAGATTGCTATGGATGACCGATACGGGCCAAAGACAGCGTTCGATTGCTTTATGGCTGTCGCTGAGTACCATGTGCCAAAGCTCGCAAGACAAGAACACGTTGGCGCAGACAATGGCCCGATAGAGCTGGTGGTCAAGTGGCAAGACGAGAAGTAGTCTTACCGTACTCGCCTCGGCAAGCGTTTAAACCCTTTCACTCACGCACACAACGCTGGGCTTGCTTAGTTGCTCATCGAAGGGCAGGTAAAACAGTCGCAGCTATAAACGACATTGTTCGTGCTGCGCTGATGAGTAAAGACTCTTATCCGCTATATGCGTACATAGCACCATACAGAAGCCAGGCTAAGTCTGTCGCTTGGGACTACCTCAAGCACTTTGCAGCGCCTGTACTTAAATCATCAAACGAAGCTGAATTGACCGTTGAGCTAGTGACGGGTGCAAAGATACGCCTATTTGGTGCTGACAACGCTGACGCAATGCGAGGGTTAGGCTTCTCGGGCGTATTTATGGACGAGTACGGTGACTTTAGACCTAGCGTCTGGGGTAACGTCATTCGCCCTACCTTATCCGACAAACAGGGTTGGGCAGTGTTTGCTGGCACACCAAAGGGCAAAAACCAGTTTTGGCAGATATATGACCAAGCAAACAGAAGCGATGGCGAATGGTTCTGTCTCAAGCTCACAGCGTCAGAATCAGGCTTATTGCCCCAGACCGAACTGAATGCTGCAAGAGCACAAATCTCTGAAGATCAATTCTTGCAAGAGTACGAATGCTCATTTGAAGCGTCTATCTTGGGTGCTTATTACGGCACAGACCTGCGACAAGCTGAGGACGAGGGACGCATCACTGACGTACCATATGATCCTGCGATACCAGTTCACACAGCATGGGACTTAGGATACCGTGATGACACCGCAATCTGGTGGTATCAAGTCGTGCGAAATGAAATACATTTAATCGACTTTTTTGCCATTTCCGGTGCTAATATTGATGAAATTGCGAAAATAATCAAAGAAAAGCCCTATAAATACGGAAAACACCAACTTCCGCACGATGCAAAAGCTAAAACTTTGGCAGCGCAGGGCAAATCGGTTATCGAGCAATTAGCGGAACACCTTGGTATAAACAACATGGCGATTGTGCCTGACTTGGGCGTACAAGATGGGATTCAAGCAGTACGGCAATGCCTTCCGATGTGTTGGTTCGACAAGACTAAATGCTCGGATGGACTTGAAGCTCTGAGACAGTATCAGCGGGAATACGACGAAGATAAGAAAGCATTTAGGGCTAGTCCAAGACATGACTGGACATCACACCCAGCAGATGCTTTCAGAATGATGGCGGTAGTTTGGCGTGTAGAACCCAAAGTGAAGCCGCCAGACGTTGTGAAACCGTTGATGGTTGGCTCAGAAAACACAGTTACATTGAATGATATGTGGGCAACCCACAAAACACTTAGGAGCAGTCGATTATGAGCGGTGTACAGCGTGGTTATGGATACCAATACGAAACAGTAGCAGCAGGTCAATCACTTCAAATGCTTGGCGCTTCTGGCGCAGCAGGTGACTATCTGCATCGTCTCATCGTTACTGTTAGCACAGCAGCAACCTCTGGCGTTACCCTAACCGATGGCGTAGTAAACATTGCTATCGTTCCTGCTTTGGTAGCTTCAGGTGTTGGCGTGATTGACATCGAGCTAAACATGGCTTCTTTGACTTCTGGTTGGAAAGTCACCACAGGCGCAGGTGTATCAGTCGTTGCGGTTGGACTATTCAGCTAAGAGGTTCTAAATGGAAGCTCTAAAAGGCATTCAAAAGTATTTGAATATCATTGCCCAATACGACAATGAGTTCAAGAAGTGGGAAGCTCGGTCTAACAAGATAGTAAAGCGCTATCGTGATGACAACCGTAACCAAAACACAAACGAGACAGCAAAGTTCAACATTCTCTGGTCTAACGTACAGACGTTGATTCCTGCTGTATACGCTCGCTTACCAAAAGCTGCTGTGAATCGGCGCTTTGGGGACAATGATCCCGTTGGTCGTGTTGCTTCGCAGCTTATTGAACGCTCTTTAGACTTTGAGATTGAGCACTATTCGGACTTCCGTAGCGCAATGCGTCATGCTGTTGAGGATAGATTCCTCGGTGGTCGTGGCGTAGCTTGGGTGCGTTATGAACCGCACGTTGTCGCTCAAGATATGCCAGAGGACGGGTATCAGGTAACTGAGGACGTTGACAAAGAGACGGGGATTGGCGCAGGTAACGAGGGCAATGCTAGTGCGCTTGATGGCAGCGCTGGCATGGAATCTGAACCGCAAGAGGAAATCGAGTACGAATGCGCTCCGACGGATTATGTCCATTGGAAAGACTTTGGGCATTCAGTTGCTCGAACATGGGAAGAAGTCACTCAAGTCTGGCGCTGGGTCTACATGACTCGGGAAGCACTTGTTGAGCGATTTGGCGAAAAAGTGGGTGGCAAGATACCGCTAGACGCTGGCCCTGAGAGCAACAAGCAATACGCTCAAAACAACCGTGATTTCACACGAGCAAAAATCTGCGAATTGTGGGACTTAGAGACAGAGAAGGTCTACTGGTTTAGCAAGAACGCAGGACAGATTATTGACGAGCGTGACGATCCGCTAGACTTAGAAGGGTTCTTCCCTTGTGCGAAACCGCTGTACGCAACAATGACGAGCGATACGCTTGTACCCGTTGCTGATTTCGTGCTGTATCAAGACCAGGCACAAGAACTAGACATTCTCAGTGACCGAATTGACGGACTGGTTAAAGCTCTGCGAGTTCGTGGTGTATACGACGCTTCGCAACCTGCTTTGCAACGACTGCTTACCGAGGGTGACAACAACACGTTGATACCTGTGGATAAGTGGATGGGCTTTAGCGAGAAAGGCGGTTTGAAGGGTTCTATTGACATACTTCCTATTGACCAGATTGCTAATGCGCTGATTCAGTGCTATCGAGCAAGAGACGAGATAAAGAAGCAAATCTATGAAATCACGGGTATTTCAGACATTGTTCGTGGTCAAACTGCGGCAAGCGAAACAGCGACAGCCCAGCAAATCAAGGGACAGTACGCAGGTCTACGACTTCGCTCCATGCAAGAGGACGTTGCACTTTTCGCCTCAGAGCTAATCCGTCTCAAAGCGCAGATCATTTGCTCTAAGTTTCAGCCGCAAACAATCATCGAGTACGCTGCTGCGGAACAGATGAGCGATGCGGATAAGCAGCTTGTGCCGCAAGCGCTGATGCTACTGAAAGACAAAGTGTTGCGTAACTTTAGGATTGAAGTCGCAGCAGACAGTCTAGTGCAGATTGACGAAAACCAACACAAGCGGGACAGGGTTGAATTCCTGCAAGCTATGGGTGGATTCTTGTCGCAAGCGTTACCAATGGGACAGCAGACACCAGAGCTTGTACCAATGCTAGTAGATATGGTTAAGTTCGGTATCTCTGCATACAAGCAAGCAGAACCGATTGAAGGCACAATAGATCAAGCAATGGATCAACTCAAGCAAAAGCAAGCGCAAGCAGCGCAACAGCCTCCGCAACCTGATCCAGAAACGGTCAAGATGCAGATGCAGCAACAAGCTGACCAGATGCGAGCGCAGACGGATATGCAGATTGAGCAGTTTAAAGCTCAGAATATCGCTCAATTGGAACAGCAAAAGCAACAAAATGCAGCTCAGTTAGAGCAACAGAAGCAACAGTATGAGATGGCGATTAAGCAACAAGAAATCGAGATGAAAGAGCGTTACGAGCGATGGAAAGCAGAGCTTGAAGCGTCTACTAAGATCATGGTTGCTCGAATCGGTGCGAACCCTGGGCTTGATTTGCCGTTATTGGAAGCTCAAGAAGCTGCAAGCAGACACATTGTTGCTGAGTTAGGCGATAACGTAGCGCAAGCTATGAACCGTATGGCTGAAATGCAAGGACAAATGGCTAATATGCAAGGCGAAACGTCAAACCGTCTAAATGGCGTGATGCAGATGCTTGCTGCACCCAAGAGGATTATCAGGGGGGCAGACGGTAAAGCAGCAGGCGTAGAGGTCGTTCAATAATGCTTGAATACTCAAACGCTACCCGTCACGCTCAAAACGAGGGGTTAATCACCTATGCTGGCACAGGCTCGCAATTCAATCTCTACAGCGGTACGCAACCTGCAAATGCGAATACAGCGATTACTACGCAGGTACTTCTCGTAAGTATGCCTATTGCGGGGGTGTTTGGGACAGACGTTGACGGTACGCTGACGCTTGGCTCTGTAGCACCAGCAAACGCAACAGCGTCAGGTACAGCGAGCTTTTTCCGTATCTTTAAGTCTGATAACTCCGTCATCATGGACGGTTCTGTTGGGTTAGTGAGTGCGGATTTGATACTAAACACGGTAGATATTGCTGCTACACAAAGCGTTGACATCACAGCAGGAACGATTATTAGAGGCAACCAATGAGCGTAACAGTCAAACACCCATTTGTAAGTGCTGTCGCAGATTCGGCGGATACGAGCTTAGTACGCCCTAGTAATTGGAACGCTGACCACACCATTATCGGTTTAGGCACAGCAGCAGAGCTAAACGCAGGTGTCGCAAACGGTGTTGCTACGCTTGATGCTGGCGGTAAAGTCCCAGTCTCTGAGCTTCCTGCGGCTGTCTTGGGGGCGTTAAGCTACCAAGGCACATGGAATGCATCGACAAACACACCTACCCTTGCGTCTGGTGTCGGTGTCAAGGGCTATTACTACGTTGTATCTGTCGCAGGTTCGACTAACCTTGACGGTGTAACGGATTGGGTAGTTGGCGATTGGGCGGTGTTTAACGGCACAGCCTGGCAAAAAGTGGACAACACCGATGCGGTAACAAGCGTCAATGGCCAGACGGGTACGGTTGTATTAACTGCTGCTGACGTTGGAGCGCAACCTGCTGGCACTTATGTAACGTCTGTAGCTGCAACAAGCCCAGTTACAAGCACAGGTGGCACAACCCCAACAATTGCAATGCCAGCCGCTAACAGCACAACAAACGGCTATTTAACAAGCACTGATTGGAATACATTTAATTCCATTTCAACTGGCGGAGTGGTTGGCCCAGCCTCCGCTACGGACAATGCGATTGCTCGCTTCGACACAACTACTGGCAAGTTAATACAAAACTCCGTTGTAACGGTAAGCGATACAGGTGCGATTGATGGCGCAACTACCATTACTAACATTGATTACATAGATTTTGATACAACTTATGCAACAACGCTCGGAGTTGGTCAATTAGGATGGAATGGTAACGATACGTTAGGTTTAGGCATGACTGGCGGTCACGTCATTCAGCACATTGGTGAAGACCAGTTCTTTTACACAAAAGCAACAGCGACTATCACAAAAGGTCAAGTTGTCATGTTTACGGGTGCAGTTGGTGCAAGTGGAGTACCCACAGGCGCACCAGCGACAGGCATTACCGATGGCAATTACATCATGGGTATTGCTGCTGAAAACATTGCTAACAACGGATTTGGGTTAATTCAATCTTTTGGAACGCTAAGAAACGTAAATACATCAGGGTATATAGACGGTGACATTCTTTGGTACAACCCCGCAGTCACAGGCGGTCTAACTAAAACCAAACCTGTAGCACCAAATGTAAAAGCGCAAATGGCGGCTGTCATCAATGGCGGCTCAGTTGGCGGCGGTACGATTTTGATTCGTATTAGCGCAGGTTCTACGCTTGGTGGGACTGACAGCAATGCACAAATTGACACCCCTACTAACGGTCAAATTATTACTTATGACGGGTTAGACGGTTATTGGAAAAATACCGCACTAACAGCGGGAACAGCTATTTCTGTCAACGCATCGTCTACTGGTGTTTTGACTGTTGCTAACACCGCACCAGACCAGACGGTATCATTGACTGCTGGCACAGGCATATCTACGACTGGCACTTACCCTAACTTTACGATTACCAATACTGCGCCATCAAGCGGCGGTACGGTAACTAGCGTAACAGGTACAGCACCAGTAGTTAGCTCTGGGGGCAACACTCCTGCGATTAGCATGGCGGCTGCTACTACAAGCGTAAACGGCTATTTAACAAGCACCGATTGGAATACGTTCAACAACAAGACAAGCAACTTAGGCACAGTTACTAGCGTAGGCGGTACAGGTACAGTCAACGGAATCACGCTGACAGGCACAGTCACAACGTCTGGAAACCTTACGCTAGGCGGTACGCTAAGTGGCGTATCTTTAACTACGCAGGTGTCGGGTACGTTACCTGTAGCAAATGGCGGTACAGGCACAGCTACAGCGTTCACAGCGGGTTCTGTAGTGTTTGCAGGTGCGTCTGGTGTCTACTCTCAAGACAATGCGTCTTTGTTTTTTGACAATACAAATGACAGGTTAGGTATTGGTACGGCAAGTCCTGCTCAAAAACTAACAATTGCTAACGGAGCAGTTAAAGTAAGTAAAGGATATTCATACCTTTGGGATGATTCTAATCTTGAAATTAGAGCAGAAGATTCTCCAGCTTGGCTTGCAGTAGCCAACACAATGACGTTTAAATCATACTCTGGCGCTTTTGTGTTTCAAAATAGCAATGGCGCAGCTAGTATTATGACTGTGAGAGCTGACAATACAAATGTAGGTATTGGCACAACCACACCACAAGCCAAGCTATCTGTGTCTAACGGTGGTGCGGCTGGTTTTGAATTTTTTGCAAATTATCCTGGCGGTGGCGTTGGCACTTACATCCAAAGCTACAACAGAAGTAGTCCGGGTTATGTAAGCACAGCATACGATGCAGCAGACCATTCGTTTAGAATAAGCGGCACAGAAAAGATGTTCCTCAATTCCTCTGGAAACTTAGGGGTTGGGACGGGTTCACCAAACCAAAGACTTCAAGTAACTGGCTCTAACAGCACAGGGTTTGCTGGTGCGACCTTACAGAACAGTAATGCCAACGTAGGACTTGCAGGAGTTCAATTTTCCTCTGACACAACATATTCAAAGTCTGCAATAGCCCAAGTTCGTGAAAACGCAAACGGAAACGGCCCTCTTGTTTTTTATGTAGATTCAGCTACTGACGCAGCAGATTGGGCTGCTGGCGACGAAAAGATGCGGATCAGTGCCGCTGGTAATATGTTGTTGGGGACTACTAGTGGAGTAGATTTTAAATTACGCGTTAATAGGTCTGGCAATCTGGGTCTTTGTACCTTAGTAAATAGCGATACGTCTGGGCTGTCATACGATCAATTTCAAATCATTGTTGGGCAAAGCGCAAGTTCGGCATATATGCTTGCACGTTGGTATGTGGCTGCTGGAGCATCACCTCAGTTTGCTTTTCGTGGTGATGGTCAAATGTTTGCAACAAGCACTTCCATTGCTTCCATTTCAGATGCAAGAGTAAAAGAAAACGTGCGAGATGCCGATGACGGCTTGCAAACTATTCTTGGTTTACGCACTGTGCGCTTTGACTTTAAAAAAGGTTTTGGTAACGACCGAAAAAATCAACTTGGGTTTATTGCACAAGAAGTTGAGACGGTGTTTCCTGATGCAGTCGATGTGGCTGGCGTTACTACTGAAGATGGCGACGCACACAAGTCAGTTGCACCGGGGACACTTATTCCTGTTCTTGTCAAAGCAATTCAAGAGCAACAGGCTTTAATTACTCAATTGCAATCTGATGTAGCAACTTTAAAAGGAAACTAAAATGAGCACAATTACTTGGCAAATCGAGCAAATGTCCTGTATCCCACAAGAAGAAGGTCAGATTGATGTAGTAATTTCTGTGGCATGGCGTGTAAACGGCGTTGATGATACTTCTGGCACACCCTTGTACGCTACAGTTTACGGATCGCAGACACTTAATCCATACACACCTAAGTCACCATTCACGCCTTACGCAGACCTCACGCAAGCGCAAGTAGTCGGCTGGGTGCAGGATATGATGGGATCGGAACAAGTTGCGGCTATTAACGCCAATATTGAGCAACAGATTGAAAATCAAGTTAATCCACCAGTCGTTACACCACCCTTACCTTGGAGCAATTAAATTGAAAGAAATCACTATCTCTGTTGAGCTTGCAAACGCAATCCTTGGCTATCTGGGTAGCCGCCCATACGGAGAAGTTTTCCAAATGGTTCAAGCAATACAGCAAGCAGCAACGCCAAAAGAAGAAACCGAGCAAGTTTAAAATACTGGCTAAACAATGACAGCAGCTTTCCAGACAAATGCGTTTCAGCCTAATGCTTTCCAGACACTAGTTGTCACTGGTGTTTTAAGCGCTACTGACGAAAACGATTCTGGTTCGTTTACGGGCGTTGTAACGTCGATAATCATTATTGACACGCATGATGGCGGCCCGAAGAAACGCAAGAAAGAAGCCGAAAAACAAAAGCAGCGCAGGGATGAAATTATTGCCCTGTTTGAGCACATTGTTGAGGGTAAACCCCTAGTCGCTGAAGAAATAGCCGCACCCTACATTAAGGAAGCTACAATAAGCGAACTAAAGTCGATAGATTTTGTTAATCAGATTGACTTTGATGCGTTGATGGCTGATTTGGTTAAGGTTCAGCAAATATATGACGCTTATATTGAGATGGACGATGAGGAGGTTCTAGCTCTGTTATGAGAAAGACTTACGTTTATGTAGATGGCAAATTGGTCGAGAAGGGTTCGGATGAGCATTTGGACAAACTGTACGGGCCATTTGTTATGCCAGACATTCAGCCGTACCAAAGCATGATTGACGGTTCACTGATTACGAGCAGGTCAAGGCATCGTGAGCACTTGCAAGCTCATGGATGTATTGAGGTTGGTAACGAGAAGATGGAAACAAAATATACGCCAATTTCTCAGGACAACCGCAAAGAGGTGCTGCGTCAACAACTTGGCAACATGACGCACAAAGAAGCCCAGCAAGTTTTGACCCAATTACGCCGAAAATTTACTTGAGGGAGTATTTATGAGCGACGAACAGCTAGACCGTAAAGAATTATTGATGCAGCAATTTGATGCTGCTGAAGAAGCGCAACCCGTTGTGGATGTTGCACCCGCTGCGCCTACTGAGCCTGCGCCAGAGCCGCCAGTTTGGGAGCGTCCACCTGCATCGTGGAAGAAGGATTACCACGAGGTCTGGCAAACGGCTGATCCGAAGCTAAAAGAATACGCCTGGCAGCGTGAAGAAGAAATGAAGAAGGGTGTAGAACCCTTGCTTTCTAAAGCGCAATTTGCAGACCAAATTCAGCAAGCAATTGAACCGTACCAAAACAATCTAAAAACGCTAGGAATTGCGCCTCCACAAGCGATTCAAGCGTTGATGAATGCAGACAATGTTCTGCGTCACGGAACACCGCAACAGAAAGCGCAAATGTTTTCTACCCTTTCTCAGCAATATGGTGTAAATTTAAGTGAAATCAACAATCTGCAACAACAGCCTGTTGATCCTACCGTTTCAATGCTTCAAAACGAGCTTTATAGCGTCCGTAATGAAGTAATGGGATGGAAACAGCAGCAAGAAGCAGCACAAAACCAAGCTCTTTTAGGCGAAATCAATACTTTTGCAGAAAAGGCTCAGTTTTTTGAAGATGCTCGTCCGACAATGATCCAGCTTCTGAACTCAGGAATGGCGCAAAACTTGGAAGATGCATATAACAAAGCATTACGCCTAGACGAGTCTCTGTCTGGCAAGGTTCAGCAAAGCACACAAGCTCAAGCTGAAGCAGCTAAGCGAGAATCGGCTAACAAAGCGGCGAAAGCTGCTCGGGCGGCAGCGGTCAGCGTTAGAAGCTCTACACCCGGAGTCAACACGGCTACCAAAGCGCAAGATAGACGTTCTTTACTGTCCGAACAATTTGACGGACTTAATGAACGCTTTTGATAACCTAATCGGAGATTATTATGGCATTTGCCAATAGCTCGATCAGCGACATCATTGCGACTAACATTCAAAGCCGCACTGGTGAGCTTGCTGACAACGTAACAAACAACAA